TTGGAGGTCGCTTCGTAATGCCAGCAATAGCTACAAATAATGCAAAAAGTACTCTATCTTCAGCTTTGTCAAATACATCTATGACTGTATCAGTAGCAGATGGTTCGTCATTTCCTACCCCAAGTACGGGTGAGTATTTTTATGTAACTTTGGTTGACAGTTCAAACAATACTGAAATTGTAAAATGCACTTCAAGAAATGGAAACGCTTTAACTATAGTTAGAGCACAAGATGGAACTACAGCAAGAACATTTAGTGCTTCAGATAGAATAGAGTTGCGTGTGGTTGCAGCGTATTTAAACGAAGGAAACGAACCATCAGGAATTTCAACTGGTAAAGCGATTGCTATGGCAATAGTATTCGGGTAACATACATATAAGGATTAAATTATGGCAGCACCAAATATAGTTAATGTAACCTCAATATATGGTAGAACGCAGTATGGTACTCTTGGCACTACAATATTAGCTTATGCAAATAATGCTTCAAACTCTGGTAAAGTGTTTAAAATTAACACTATTACTGTAGCTAACATTGATGGTACAAATGCAGCTGATGTTACTGTTCAAATTACAACTTCTAGTTCAACTGGAGCTTTATGGTATTTAGCAAGAACAATCTCAGTTCCAGCGGACTCAACTCTTGTTGTCACATCAAAAGATACATCATTTTATCTAGAAGAAAACAGAGCAATTCGTGCATTTGCAAGTGCAAGTAGTGATCTTAGTATAATGGTGTCATATGATGAGCTGGATGATGCATAGTTATGGCTTTCAATTATTTTGATAATGCTAGTTTTATAGGTCTAAAACAATCAATAGGCATCAATAATTTAAACTCAGAAACACATAATAGATTTGTTGCAGCCGCTGGATGGAGAAGAGGTGGTAGGAATGGAACAGCAGGTACTTATACTTTTACTGTTCCAGCAGGAGTCACAGAAGTCTCTGCAGTATGTATAGGCGGAGGCGGAGGCGGAGGAGGAAACAATGGTGTTTCTGGACCAGGAGCGTCTGGAGGCGGAGCAGGTGGTCTTGCTTATGGAACTTTTAGTGTAACTCCTGGTGAAAGCCTAACTGTTATAGTAGGAGCAGGCGGATCTGCAGGTACTGGTAATTCTAATGGAAGCAGTGGTAATCTAAGTACTATAAGAAGAGGTGCTAGTCAGCTCTTATTTGCAATGGGAGGCACTGGAGGGCTTTCTAACTCGACTAATAGTGGCTTTAGAAGTGGAGGTGGTTTTGGTGGAACTGAAGCGGATGGTGGAGGTTCTGGAGGTGCTGGAGGAGGTGCTGCAAACAACTCAGCAGGTGCTGGTGGCGGAGGTGCTGGTGGTTATGGTGGTAATGGTGGTAGCGGGCAAACTGTTGCATTTAGTTCTCCAGCACAAACAGGTGCTAACGGAGGCGGAGCAGGTGGTCTTGCTGTTAACAGTGCTCCTCCTGGTGCGAACTCAGGTGGCGGAGGAACAGG